CCTTGAAAGCTCTTAATTACCAAGTTGTCAAATAAGATAGAAGCTGTTTTTAATTCATCAGCGTTGTTACCAAGACCTGTATCATCCTTAATACCGAATAACATAGGACTTACAATCCTGTGTGCTACCATAATTTTTTTAGAACTTTCATTACTTAAAAACTCGTATTGTTGGTGTGCATCACTTAACTGAACAGGCTCTATACTTGCTGCTGTTTCAGGGTTGTCGTTAAATGCTAAAATAAATTTACCTGCATTACTTGAGCCACTAAACTTTTCGTAGATTCTCCTTTCTATCATTTCTCTTTGTTCAGGATCAGGAGTTCCATTGTTGAAGTTGATTAACATACTTGGTGCAAGTCCGTTTAATATGTTGTTTAAATGGAAGTTAGAAATCTCCTCCTCTAATTCAGCGTATTGTGTACCACCTTGATAATCTACAGGACTATAATACTTAAAACCTGCTCTATAAGGCTTTATGTAAAGTATTTCTAAGCCCTCTTTAGAAGTTCCGAATGCAGGTATTCTTTTTAATTCGCTTCCTCGCTTGTACTTTGCCCAATCATTAAAATAATAGTAACCCTCTATTTCCCCTTTTTCGTTACACTTTTCAGCTCTTAATGTTTCGATTGGCATATGTTCTAACTGTACAATCTTAGCTCTGTTTTTAGAATAAATAACTTGTACTGCACATTGTCCCATTAATTTAAGATCATAGCATAATTTTCTTACACAATCATTATTAAATAACGATTTCATTTGAGCGTATTGGTCAGGCTTTTTATTTGAATTGGTAGCATCTAACCCTTTTCCGTAAATCATCTCGCTAACACCATTAATAATAGCGTTATTCGTAGGACTTCCGTTGTATCTGTCTATTAGGTATTGAAAGTAGTTGTTATCTTCTCCATACTCAATGAAGTCTTTGCCTCTTACTTCCTTTACTACAGGAGAAGTATAAGTGCTTAAATTTACAATACTTAAATCTGATTTATTTTTCATATAATTATATAATCATTATCGTAGACATCGTTTCCTGTTGGTACTGTGTATTCTCCACTATTGACTGAGTAACTTGAAATAGTTTGGTTAGTACAGAAAACTTTATCTTTATATATTACACTACTTCCCTCTTTTAAAGTAAGATCATAAAATCTACCCTCTACAAGTACAGGACTTAATGCTTGTGATAACACTAAATAGTTTTTGTCTGTTGTAGTGCTTACTGTGTATGTTGTTGAGGTGTTTGTTGAATCATCTCTTAGTATCATACTAACAGAACTTGCATAACTTCTTGGTATTACTTTTAAAGTTTGAGCTGATGCAGATGTCGTTAAGTGTATCATACTTATATAACGTATAAACTTTGAATTTTGTGTATAAAAAAACCCCTGCCGAAGCAAGGGTCTTAATTTATTTACCTTTACGCCAAAGCTCATATTCGCTTGGTATATCCTTAACATAATTTTTTGACCTATAAAATCTATATTCCATATAATCATTAGGTCTATTTAAGTTTAAGTAAAAGTAGAGCTTCTTTAAAGTTCTCCAAGTTTGGTTTACCCCTAAAGTATATTCTCTGTCGCCCTCTTTGTCGCTTTCAACTCTCATTATCCATAAATCAAACCAATCACTAAGTTCATAGTAAATATCTCTTAATGCTTGGTCTCCATACTTTGCAAAGCTCGTTACCTTATTTTCTATGTTTTTATAAAAAGGGTCAGCTAATGGTAATTCTGTGATGTCTGCAATAAATGCTAAATCATCTTCCAATTCTCTTTTTGTAAATCTCATAATTTTAGTTTTTAATTAGTATTAGTTTTAATATGTCAAAGAACAAAGTTCAATACAATATAATAAACAAATGTTAATAAACCTAAAACTTTAACAAAACTTTAACATTTAGACAAAAAAAGAGGAGTCCGAAAACTCCCCTTTAAAACAAAACTAATCTATTTTATGAAAACTTATATAAATATAAGAAATTAATTTTAGTTAGGTGTTATTTGAGTTGCACTTGCATCTCCTGTTACTACAGAGCCTGTAATAAAGTATGGAGGAGCAGTTTCTTGTGCTACCATAGTTAAAGTAAAACCACTAAGATCTCCCATAGCAGCTCCACTTACAATACTTCCACCTGTTACCTCGCATCCGTGATCTAAACCTACTACAAAGTAATTACCATTATAATCTTCTACAAAAACGTGTGGTCTTGCGTGTGCGATTAATTTTAGTTCTTCTTGTGTAGCTTTTTCAAGAAACGTAAGTGTAAGGTTTAATGTGGTTTCATAGAAAGTAGTACCATTTTCTCTTGAGCTATTGATTGCAGTTTCTAAAGATGAATTACCTTTAATATCAAACTGAAATAAAGCAGGACTTCCTGCTAAAGCAGTAACTTCTCCTGCAACAATCGTAGCAGTACCAAGAGTTCCGTAATCAGCAAAGTAAACAGTCTTTAAACCACCTACCCCTGATTTACAAGGTAACTTTCTTCCTGTTGTTAGTGTACAAGCCATAATTATTAGATATTAAAAAAGGGTAGGCAGAATACTACCCACCCCTTTATATGTTAGTTAATTTAATTTATTAGTCGTAAAGAACTACATCAGCACCGACACCGATTTGACATCCTGCTGTATATCTCATTACTACTCTTACATTTTGTGAGCCATCAATATCTGACATATCAATAACTTTAACTTCGTTTCTGTCGTTTAATAGACCTGTTCCGAAGAATAAGTTAGAGCTTCTTGCAGCGATTGCTTGGTTATCACTAAATCCTGAAGATGGATAGATTCTTACACCATCAAAGAATAAGTTATCTAATGATTGGTTGTTACCTTTGTTGTCATAACCATTAGCACCTAAACCTGATGCACCAAAACCACCTAAAGCTCTAATGTAAGCTCTGTAGATGTTTTGTGATACATAAATGATAAGATCATCAGCTCCGTAAACTGCACTTGGAATAGCATCTACGATTTTACCTAATTCAGTAACAACGTTAGAAGCTGTAACTGTTCCTGCTGTAACATCTACTACATCAGAGTCAGCAGTTGCTAATGTTACAAAACCATCGAAGTTACCCTCTCCTGCACTACCACCCCAAATAGAAGTTTCAGTTGCACTTGCAACCTCTGCTGCTACTCTTGCGATAACGAAGTCAGAAAATAATGGAGGTAAGTTGTCAAAAGCAGAAAAGCCCATTTGAGCAGCTTCCCAATCAGAATGTAATTCTTTCTTACAAATCTGTAGGTTTACTTGTAACTCAGTTGGAGTTAATACTTTTTCAGTAAGTGTAAGACCTGAAGTCGTTGAATCGAAATCACAGTCAGCACTTCTTACTAAATTTGAATAAGCTCCTACTTTCATAGCAGCTTTGTACTTAATGTTAGGTAGAATAGTAATAGCAGCATCATCTAAAGTCTTTGCTGTTAATAAAGATGCAGCAATATATTTACCTGCAAATTCTCCTGCATAACTACTACCTGTAATTGTTGGATTTGGCATTTTACTTAATTTTAATTATTGGTTAATTTTTTCATTACTCTATCTAAAGCAGTTTCTTTTCTGTTTTGTCCGAATCTTACTTTAAATTCTTGTTTAGCTTCAGGATTGTGAGTGATAGGCTCTACAGCAGGAGTTTCGCTTAATTCTTGTTTTACTTGCTCCTCTACTTCAGCCATTTCTTCTTTTTTCTCCTTTAACTCGTTGATCATACCTTTGATTTCTTCAACGGCTGATTCAAATTCTTCTTTTGATACATAAGCCATTTCTTCTTCTTCTTCAGCTTCTACTTCTTCTTCTGCTTCCTGTGCTTTAATCTCTCCAATGATTCCCTCCTCGCTTACTACTAAGATTTGACCATCTTCCATTTGATATTCGCCTACAGGTACTGCTACTCTTTCATCTTCAGTAACAATAAAGATTTCGTTTCCTGCTTCAAAAGCCTCAGCTTCTAAAACTGTACCATTATCAAGTTTAGCTTGTGCTAACTCGACTTTCTCTTGTGATTCTTCTAATTGAGTTTCTTCAACTTGAGTTTCCTCAACCTGCTCCTCAATTTTTTCCTCTCCTAAGAAAGTTTTGATTTTGTCTAAGATTTCTGTTGATTTCATATTACTATAACGTGTTAAAATTTATATTTGCATTTTTATATTTTACCGATTCCTTGATTTATTATATTACCCTTACAGCACTTTACTGAATAGGTTTCATCTTTACATAAACAACCTCTACGCCCTCCTCTTGGACTTGTCTTACTTGGTGTTTCAAATTTTTTCATCTACCTTGACCTCTGTATTGTTTTTTATATTTATTTTGTCCTACACTCGCATTTTTGCTGTGTGGGTGTGATTTTTTTTTTGGTTTAACGTAAACACTTACTACTTTTCTTGGCATTACTTAATAGGAATACAATTAGGAACTAATCTTCCGTTTTTTATTTTCATTCCGTATTGCTCATATCCTGCTTGACAAGGTTTCTTCAAATCAATAAGATCAAGCTCTTTAAGTTTACCCTCTGCCCATCTTTTAGCAGCTTTACCACCCCATAATAAATATGAGATAGTTCCACACGCTT